CTTGTGGAACTGTAGAGTATGCAGTAGCAATTGTGAATGGACTCAATGCCTCTTGGCCAGCGGACACGCTGGTTGCAGCCAATGAGTTATCAGTCAAAGACTGAGCATAACGCACACGCAGAGTGTGAATTTGACCTACTGGACCTGTCATTGGCTGAACGCCTACCAACTCGTTAGCAATAACTGTTGGCATAACACGTCGAATCACTGGAAGAATCACACGGTTTAATGTGGCGATATTTCCAGATGCAGTAGAACCTGAACTTGCGTTCTCACGCAAATACTTTTTGGTATTTTCGAGGATAACGCTCATTGAAGTACGCTTTGAACCTTGCAGGCCTTCTAGCAATGCTTCTTTGGTCTCGTTCCAACGACCTTCTAATAATTCCTGTGACATTTAAGTCTCCTTTTTTTCTTTTTTACAGTCCGGCCAAGCGTTTAAGATCGATTACATTGCTTTCGGCAACTTGGTCATCTTCTTGAACACGGACGGATTTATCGCCAGTTTCTGTGGAATATGTTTCTGTAATCACTTTTTTACCGGCTCTTACAGAACGATCTTCCAACACAGCTGGTAGATACTTTTCGAATGCATTTTTCAAACGTGACGTTTGAACGCTTTCTAGCAAATTACGCATTGTTTCTTGCTTTTCTTTGTTTAAAGGAGCAAGCAAGAGTTCCATGGTGCTTTCGCGCTCATTGGACTCTTTAATAACACGTATTTCACGTTCTTTGGACTCCACAAGAACTTTTGCTCTTTGTGTGAGTTTGATGGCTTCAGACAATTTGTTATTCTTTTCAGCAATAATATCATGCAATTTACGAACTTCTGCTTTCTCATTTAAATGAGTAGCACCAAATTCTGTTGCATATGCTTCAAAGATTCTACGTCCAAAATTGTTCTCGCGAGCAACTTGGATGTCTTCTTTTAACTGTCCTAGTTCGGCCTTAAGATGTTGGCTAACAGCATTAGACATTTTCTTGGCAGATTCTGTTACGAATCGAGCTTTGAGACTTTCTAATGTACGACGAGCTTCACGCACTAAACGAACCTTAGTCTCTACGACATCACGTTTGTCTCTTGCAAATTCTTGAATCTCGCCAGCAAGTGCATGTACCACAAAGTTTTCTAATTTAGCTAAACTTTCTGTGTGCATCTTGCGGTCTTTGCGCAGTTCGCCAATTTCTTCTGCTAATTTGGTCACCATAAAGTCGTTGAACTTTGTAGATGATTCTTTCATTTTAGCTTGGAACTTAACGCGATCTTCAACTAGTTGAGCTTTTTCAGCCTGCACTTGTTGAATCTCTGCAGCAAGACCATCTGTAACCATACGATCTAGGGCTTCCACCATCACTGTCTTGTCATGCTCATAGCGTTGTGCAAACTCTTCGCGTAGTTCTGCACGTACCTGTTCACGAGCTTCAGTCATCTTGGCTTCCCAAGCTTCTGTAATCTCGCTGCGAGTTTCCTCGTTGATCAAGTCGCTATCTAATAATGGTTTTATAATGTCTAACATTATGTTTTCCTTAGATTTTGAGATCTTTGATCAGCTTCATTACTTCGCTTTTCAAATATCTCTGTACCTTGTTGTCCGCGCTAGCGTCACGTGCCATCTCAAGAATTTTATGTCCGTGCTTCATGTTAAGAAGACCTTCATAGATTGCTGTAGGATAAGCATGAGGCGCACTAGGTTGGGCAACTACATCCACAGTGACAATTTCAAAGTCACTGACATGTCCGTTTGAGTCGTTGACATTTCCGGATCCACGACTTGAAACACCTAATTTAACACCAGAATCCAACATGGTTTTAACCAGTTGTCCCATTGGTGTTGGTAATACTTTTAATTTTCCGTAGCCGCAATGGCCTTCCATCCACATACCTTCAATCATGTGACTCACACGATCCAAGTTGATTTTTAAATCATCTGGATGATCTACTTCACCTAGTACACTATGACCAGTTTTGATTTGTTCATTGATAGTTTCTACTGCCTTGGCAATTTCACGTACAGGATACACACGCTCATTGGCATTTTTTACATCGCCCTCAATGCAAACACCCTTCATATAAAGGGTTTTGCCAGATCCATCTGCGGCTTCCTCAGTCAAGAGTTCAATCTTGGCCTGAGTAAAGCTCAGATGTTCTTTTAGATATCGAGCCATATCTTCTTATTAGCCTCTCGGAAATGGTGTTTTTGTGTTAACACCACTGGCTTGAGCTGTCGTTGGCTTTGGAGCCGCTGACAATTTAGAATTTGCGTTGCCTTTGCCAGGAACATTTTTAAATGTGCCTGCTTGTGGCAAATCGCCTGTTTTTGGTGCTGGACGACCTTGTGCAGTGTCACCTGTCATTCTAACAGGACTAGCTGCCATGCCTTTAGCACCAGAGTTAAAAGCAACTACGCTTTTAGTGTTAGCACCGTCGTCACCCATTTTAGGAGTAGCAACTTTGTCTAACTGTACGTTTTCCATCATTGACTCGTCGTCAAATGCTTGTGTGTCATCTTGAGCAAGTGCGTCTCCACCTAGTGGTTCGTCTTCGTCGCCAGCCAAATCGCTGTCAATTCCGTCGTCCATTTCGTCATCGCCGCCCATCATTGATTCAAATTCGGCCATCAATTCATCAAGCTTGTCTTCAAGATCAACCACACGATCTTCTAATTCGCCTTCGTCATGACCTTGTTCCATGTCGTGAGTAAGTTCGTGCCCAGCTTCTTCAGCGTTGTCATCAAACTCTTCATCATCTTCCATTGGCATGCCTTGCTCTTCGGTTTCAACATCGTCGATCAAGTCATCACTGGCATCACCACCCATCATGGCATGACCTTCGTCCATCTTTTCGTCATACTCGATGTCTTTAGCAACTTTCTTACCGGCTTTTTCAGCATGGTCGTCGCGTTCTGCATCAGACTCTTCGTCCAATGCTTCAGCATCGTCGTCCATGAGATTTTCGTATATCTCACGAGATTTTTCTACCACGATATCGTGGAAAAGCTCGCGAGCTTTTTGTTCTTCATCGTTGATTACGTATTCAATCAACTGTTCAAATTTCGATGTCATATTGTGTACCTCCAAAAGTATGGCTCGTAATATATTTACATATATTAGATAATATTGGTAGTTTTAAAGCAGAAAACTGGTAGTTTTTTGAATAATTGTTAAACAATTATTACAGACCAGGTGCTACAGGAGGAGGTGCGTATTGTTGACGCACTAGTTTTAATTTTTCTTTGTATTCATAACTACGCACATCATTCATTTGTCGTAGCTTGTTTAACTGACGCAGAGTCAGTCGAGTCTTTCTCAAATCGCCTAGTTTAAGTTGGCTGTTGTCCTGGCTTAGATCTTGATAAGCACCAGGAGATTTTTCGTATATTTCGTTGAGAATCATACCAGTATTTATACTCCGGGTACTCCAGGCGCACCACCACTTGGAGCACCTGCGCCTGCTGCACCGCCCAAACTGTTGGCACCTGGACTTACACTTGGTGTAGGCTGACTGCCCGGAGCTCCTGCAAATTCACTTTGAGAAAGATCTTGACCAGTTTGAATGTCTGCTTCCATACCTGCAGGAGTGATACCAATGGCACGTAGATCTTGCCCTTGTGTGGTTTCCAGATCTGGAGTGTCACGTTCTTCACGCCAGTGTTGTTCGTTTTCCATGACTTCTTCGTCAGTAAGGCCTAGATAACGTTTCATTAAAAAACGTTTACTCATGTAAGGCAATGGCTCTAGTTGGGTAAATGCAGTGATTCTTGTGGTATCAAGTTCACTTTGACGATAACTGGCAAAGTTCTGTGGAGCACATAGTTTGATAGTAAACAAACCTGAATCAATATTGAATCCTCTCCAACGCATGAACATTTTAAACTCATCGTCTAGTTTTTGCATGATCAAGTTTTGCAATCGTATACAGTATTGGTTGAAACGATATTCTTGAATCAGTGCAGTTCCTACTTTGCCGTCATTCATAGCAATACCACTATCATCAGGGCCTGTGGGCAAATAGCTTGAAGGCACACGTAAACCACGTGCCATTTTGTTGTTGAAGTATTTCAGATCATCAATTTCGCCAAGATTTTCGCCGCCTGGCAACACTTCTACACTGCTGCCACGTCCATCCGAAGTTTGTGGGAAAAAGTAATCTTCGTTAATGCTCAATGGATTATAACTGGAATCCATCATGTTAGCACCGCCACCTGTGTTGGTAGGAATACGCCGTTGATGCATTTCATTTTTGACACGTTCTACAAACTGCATGGCCATATGGCTGGGCATGTTTCCTACATCAATCTTGAACAAACGTCTTTCTGGTGCACGTTGCACACGATAAATTAACACGGAATCTTCTAGTAATTCTTTTTGTTTGTAAACTTTAAAAATATTTTCTAATATGCTTTGTCCAAAAGGCCAGAAAAAGTCCAGTCCTTCGTTCAAGCTTAGGTGCACAATATGACGACTGTCTATGCAACTTTCGTTCATGGCCTGTGTGAATCTGTTGTTGCCTACGCCTCCGCCTGCACCACCATAGCCACCACCATTGGGTGCAGTGTAGTTGGTTTGTCCTGACGCTCCTGTGGCACGACTAACATAGTAATCTTGTGTGGTTTTTGAAGCCACACTCATGTTTTGAAAGTTGGGATTTATGTCTCTAATAATATACTGTTCGGGGCGTTTGCCTTCTGACTCGTTCACAATGACCCTGGCAACTTTGACCATGTCAACCCAGTACATTTCAAATGTTTCCGGATCACGCAAAAATACCTGATCGCCGTATTTGATAGTATTACGGAACAGTTTGAACATGCGTTGATCTAGTTTGTTCAGTTTGGTCCACTGTTGCAGTTGCTTCTTAATAATTTCTATTTCGTGATCAGTTGGTTTGTCTGAAAAATGTATGTCAAATGGTGTTTCGTTATCTTGGTTTAGTTGTGTGCTGAACTCAGCAATAATATCCAAACAAGCATTGACTTCTGAATCAGCATCCATATTTTCATACTGATTGTAACGTTCTACACGATTTGGATGGCCAGAATAAACTTCAGGCAGTCTGCTGGCATAGTTTCTAAATGCAAAATCGTTGGGTGTTCCGCCAGTATAATCGCCTCCGCGTTGACGATCATATCCTGGTGCTCCAAATTGGTTGCGACCCGAAATTGGACTTAGCTGTCCGCCTACCCCATCAGGTCCAGCGACTTTGAAATATTTTTTCCAAGACATTTGATTTTTCCTTGCAGTATTTACCGCATATCAGTGTTGATAAGCTAATATCTTTCCCGACACATCAAGTTGACTGGTCATGACTCTGACCAGTTCATCTAGTTTGTTCAATTGTTGACTCATCAATGCCAGTTGTTCCGAATTATCTGTGGTCGTTGCAGTTGGTGTGATTGTTGATGGAGTATTATTGTTGGCTGTTTGTTGATTTATTTTGTCTGCAATAGAAGTTGCAATGTCATTAATTGGTAACATCTTAGAAAAATCAGGCATCACACTGTTGAGCAAATCACTTGAAGAAGGCATTTTTGTATTCACAAATGTGTCCAGCATAGATTTCATACTGTTTAAATTGTCAGCTATTTTTAAATCAGGTGAAATAGTTTGAGTTAATTCTCCGCCAGCAGGCTGAACTGCTCGATAATCGCTTATACTACTGGCTACTATTTTAGCAATGGCTTGTGGATCCATCTGACCAGGTTGATTTACTTCGCCCAAAATATTTTTAGCAAATTCTTTAATAAAATTTGAATTTTTAATATCTACAGGAATTTTGCCACGAGCCAAGGGCACAAATGCTTCGTCTTGCCCTGCTTCCCCTGCTAAAATATTGGTACCACCCGGTTTGGCTCGCACTATTCCGCCGAACTCAGCTTTTTGCTGTGCCAAACTGGTTGCGTTAGAAATTCGTTTGTCTAGGTGTTGCCCTGTTGATCTTTCA